TGCACCTAAAGGCGAATTTATTGCCTACATTAATAAAAAGGAAGAAAAAATATTAAAAGAATTAGGTGGATATGGAAAACCAGTAAACGAAACAGGAATTAAATCTTTTTTTTCTTTAGGTGATATTGTTGATTTTGGTAAAAGTATTGCTGCACCAGTTCTAAAATATGTTTTAAAACTTAATCCTTTTCTTTCATTAGTTATTAGTCTTGGACTTGCTTGGTTAATGCGACCAAAAATGCCTGAAATGCCTGACTTTGGTACTAATGATTTTGACAATTATGAAAAAGGAATTTTATTAAATAAACAATCTAATGACGCAAACATTCCTGTAATCTATGGAGAAAGAATGATTGGTGGTACTAGAGTTTTTATGGAAACCTCAGGAACAGATAACACTTATTTATATATGGCTATTATCATATCGGAAGGAGAGATAAGCGATATAACAGAAATAAGAATAGATGATAAAGTAGTTACATTGTCAGGCGATTTAGCAGATAACACTCAAAGAACAGTAGCAAGTAATGATGCTAATTTTTATAAAGACTCTACAAGTTTAATTACAGTAGAGCCTCATTATGGAACAGATGGACAATCAGCATCAAGTTTGTTATCAACATTATCTTCTTGGGGTAGTTCTCACAAACTATCTGGTCTTTCATATTTAGCTATAAGGTTTAAATGGCATTCAGACGCATTTGTAGGTGTTCCTAAAGTTCAATCAGTAGTACAAGGTAAAAAAGTTGTAGCTTATAATTCAAGTTCTGTTGCTCAAACTGCTGCATTTTCCAATAACCCAGCATGGTGTTTATTAGATTATTTAACTAATGAAAGATATGGAAAAGGAATAGCCATAGCTAATATTGATATACCAAGTTTTTATACTGCATCTGGAATTTGTGATACAAAAGTTACTCCTTATGGTTCTGCAAGTGATATTGATGTTATGGATTGTAACGCAATTATAGATACATCAAGTCCTGTAATAGATAATGTTAGAGAATTTTTAAAAGGTTGTAGGGGTTATCTTCCTTATGTTAGTGGTAAATATAAATTAATTGTTGAAACAACAGGGTCATCATCAATTACAATTACAGAAGATGATATTATTGGTGGATATACTTTAGCAAGTCCAACTAAAAATTCAAAATATAATAGAGTTATTATTTCATTTGTTAATCCAGATAGAAACTATCAAGTAGATGAAGTACAATTTCCTGAAATAGATGATAGTGGTTATGCAACAGCAGATAAACACGCAACTATGAAAGCTGTTGATGGTGGATTCTTATTAGAGGGAAGATTCGATATGAAAACTATTACTTCACCATATCAGGCTTTAGAAATGGCAGAAGTTATATTAAGAAGATCAAGAGAAGCATTAGGTTTATCTCTTAATGTTAGCTTTAGTGCTTATGATATAGCCATAGGAGATATATTAGGAGTAACACATTCTAGTTTAGGTTTTTCAAATAAACAATTTAGAGTATTAGCAATTAATTTTAATGCTGATTTTACATTAGGTTTAGACTTAATGGAACATCAAGATTCTCATTATACTTGGGCTACTAAAACACAAGTAGCATCAACACCTAGTACAAACTTACCTAACCCATTTGTTATTCAACCACCAGCAAGTGTTACATTAGATGATGAGTTAATTGAATATAATGATGGAACTGTAATTGTAGCTTTAAATGTAACTGTAGGTGCTTCTCCTGATAGTTTTATTGATTATTACCAAGTAGAATACAAATTAAGTACAGATTCAGATTTTATTATCTATGCACAAGGGTCAGGATTAAATCATAGAGTCTTAAATGTAATTGACCAAAAAATTTATAATGTAAGAGTTAAAGCTGTAAATACTTTAGGTGTATCATCAACTTATGTAACAGCGACTAGAACTATTGTAGGTGCGATTGAGCCACCAGCAGATGTTACAGATTTTTCTTGTAATATTTTAGGACAAGAAGCACATTTATCATGGACACAAATACCAGATTTAGATTTAGCTTATTATCAAATTAGATATTCAACATTAACAGATGGCACAGGAGATTGGGCAAACTCTGTATCTTTGGTAGAGAAAGTATCAAGACCAGCAACTTCTATAAATGTACCAGCAAGAGTTGGAACTTACCTAATTAAAGCTGTAGATAAACTTGGAAACTTTAGTTCTAACGCAACAGCTATTGTTTCTAATGTTACAGGAATACAAAACTTTAACTCAATAACTTCTGTATCAGAACACCCTGACTTTGATGGAACATTAACAAACACAGCAATAGTAGATGGCACATTAAGATTAGATTCTTCTGAATTATTTGATGCAGCTAGTGGAAACTTTGATGCAGAAACAACTAGATTTTTTGATTCAGGTGTAGCTAATGCAGACTTCTTTGCAAGTGGTAATTACTTATTTGCAGATGTAGTGGATATAGGTGCTAAACATACTTGTAGACTTACAGCTACTTTAAAACAAACTTCAGATGACCCTGATGATTTATTTGATAATAGAATAGGATTATTCGATTCTCAAAATTCTAGTTTTGATGGAGATACACCAGCTAACTCTAATGCACATATTGAGATTGCAACAAGTGATGATAACTCTACATTTACATCTTTTCAAAATTTTGTAATTGGAAATTACACAGCTAGATATTTTAAATTTAGAGTTGTTTTAACTTCTAGTGATTTAGCTTCAACTCCAGTGGTTCAAGAAGTGTCAGTTACAATAGATATGGAAGATAGAATATTTAGTGGAAATGATATAACATCTGGTGCAACAACTAAAACTGTTACATTTACAAACCCATATAAAAGTGCTAATTATGCACTAGGAATTACAGGACAAGGAATGGCAACAGGAGATTTTTTTCTAGTAGAATCTAAAACTATTAATGGATTTAACGTAACATTTAAAAATTCAAGTGGTTCAGCAGTATCTAAAACATTTGATTTTATTGCAAAAGGGTTTTAAAAGGAGTATAAAACAAATATGGCACAACACGATTATAACATAGCAAACGCTTCATTTCCCACAGTTAGATCAGACATTAATGATGTTTTATCTGCAATCAATACATCTAATTCAGGTACATCAAGACCAAGTGGTGCAGTAGCTGGAACGATCTGGCTAGATACATCAGGTGGTGTAACTGCTAACATTTTAAAATTTTATGATGGGGGTGCTGATATAAATTTAGCAACGATTAACACAACAGCGAATACTGTCGATTGGACGGATAGTTCAGTTGTAGCAGATTTAGTAAATGACACTTCTCCACAATTAGGTGGAAACCTAGATACTAATTCACATAATATTGGAATAGATGATGCTCATGGAATATTAGATGAAAACAGTAATGAGCAATTAATATTTCAAACAACAGCTTCAGCAGTTAATTATTTAGAAGTAACAAATAGTGCTACAAGCAATAATCCATCTATATCTGCAACAGGAAGTGATACTAATGTTGGAATAGAATTTAGCACAAAAGGAACAGGGGCTATTAAATTTAACGATCTAGCTTATATTCCACAACAAGCATTATCATCATCTTCAAACGCAGTAGCTTGGGACGTTCAAGCTAAACCAAACGCATATCATTTAACAACTGAAAATACGACTTTCTCTGCACCAACTAATGCAGTAGAGGGTGCTTTTATTTGTATTGAAATTAATTACAATGGTTCACACACTATTGCTTTTAATACAATATTTGAATTTGCTGCTTCAACTGCACCAACATTTACTTCAGCAGATGCTAAAACTGATATTCTTGTTTTCAAATACAATGGTGCTATCTGGCAAGAAGTAGGTAGAACATTAAACCTTAGTGAAAGTTAAAATATGTACGCATTAGTAACAGATAACGAAATAACAAAATTTATTAACCATCCTAAATCTTTAGTGATTGGTGATGTAAGATACCCAGCTAAAATATTTCAGTTTTGGTCAACATCAGAATTAAATGCCATAGGTATTTATGAAGTAGTATTTAATGACAGCAATAAAAAAGATGAACAATGGTATATTAATACTAATCAAACTTTTGCTTTTGCTGATGGAACTGTAACAGCTTCTTATGGAACTGCTACACCAAAGGCTCATGCAGATAGTTTATATACAAGCCAAGATAATACAGATGGTTTAATACCAGATGATAAAGATGTTGGAGATGTAAAAGTTGAAGGACTAAAAACAACATTAATTAGAACTTTAAAACAGCAAGTAGCTGGAATACTATCTAATACTGATTGGTACATAACTAGAAACGCAGAAAAATCTACTGCTATACCTAGTGCTATATCTACTCACAGAGATGCAGTTAGAACTAAACAAGCTAGTATGGAAACTGCAATAACAAATGCAAGTAACACTCCAGCATTAGAAACTTTATACACTTACACTACTGATAGTGATGGTGTTCAATCAAGACCATTAGGCGAACTTCCAACATTGGAGAGTTAATGATTATTCTTGGAACTAACTCCATAAAAGCAACTGGTGGTTTTAATGTAGCTAACTCATGTAGGTTTAATAGAGCAGATAGTGCTATTTTATCTAAAACATTTAGTGGTGATGGTACACACCATGATAAAGGAACAATATCTTTATGGATAAAAAGAAATGAACTTGGTGCTGAAGAAGTTTTATTTAGTGCTGGTGCTTCTGGTAGAGAATTTATAAGATTTGAAACTAATGATACTTTAACTTATAGAAGTGTAACAGAAGGTTATCACTTAAACACTAATAGAGTTTTTAGAGATATTTCTGCTTGGTATCATATTGTGGTGGCTTTTGACAGTTCTCAAGGTACTTCTTCAAATCGTCAAAAAATTTATGTCAATGGAGTTCAAGAAACTTCTTTTGCCACAGAAACTTACACACCTAATCAAAACATGGATCATAAATTATTATCTGGTGAATTAAACACACTAGGTAAAGATAGTGAACAAAATGCTTTTGCAGCTTGTTATTTTTGTGAAGTTGTAGGTATTGATGGTCAAGCATTAACACCAACTTCATTTGGAGAATTTGATGAGGACAGTAATATTTGGAAGCCAAAAGATGTATCTGGTTTAACTTTTGGTACTAATGGATTTTATTTAGAATTTAAAGAATCTGGAACTTCTCAAAATGCTAGTGGACTAGGTGCAGACACAAGTGGTAATACTAATCACTTTGCAGTTAATAACCTTACAGCAATAGATCAATCTACTGATACTTGCACAAATAATTTTGCAACATTTAATCCTTTAGTAGCAGGTTCTGGAGTAACTTTTGCTGAAGGAAATTTAGCAGTTGGTTGTGGAACTGTGGGAACATATAATTATTCAGTATCTACTATTGGAGTTAATAAAGGTAAATGGTATTTAGAATGTAAGGTAAGTTCGTCACCAAAAGCTGCTATTGGTATTGTATTTGATGGAGATACTGGAAATGTTTTTCAAAACATTATAAATGATAAACCACCGGGAAATAATTCTTATGGTTGGGGGTATAAACCCGGAAATGCTGGTGCTGTAGAACATAATGGTGCAAACATAACTTTTACTCCAACTGCAACTGCTGATGAAAATGATGTTATTGGAGTTGCTCTTGATTTAGAAAATGATCGTCTTTACTTTAGCAAAAATGGCACTTTTTTAAATAATGGTAATACACAAAATTCAACTGGTGCAATAGATATTTCAAGTAGGTCTGGTTTTGTTTTTATTGCTTTAGGTGATACTGATACTACCAATACAACAACAACTTTTAATTTTGGTTCTCCACCTTATGCAATCTCATCTGGCAACACAGATGGTGATGGCTATGGAAACTTTGAGTATGCAGTGCCTTCTGGTTATTTTTCGTTGAACACAAAAAACCTAGCGGAGTATGGATAATGGCTTTACATTCGTTACACTCATGCAAAGAAATTAACATAGGTTACACAAAGGATTAATCATGGCTTATACAATAATAGACGATCCAACAGCATACTTTCAAGTTAAGACATATGCTGGAACAGGAAATGCACAAGGAATTACTTTAGATGGTAATTCAAATATGCAACCAGATTGGGTTTGGTTTAAAAATAGAACTATTTCTGCAAATCATGCCTTGTTTGATTCTGTTAGAGGTGCAACAAAAGTATTAGGCTCTAATACTACTACAGAAGAAGCAACAGAAGCGCAGATGCTTAAATCATTTGATAGCAATGGTTTTACTGTAGGTACTGATTCTACTGTAAACGATAATGATAGTGGGACTATTAACATTGTATCATGGAACTGGAAAGCTGGAACATCATTTACCAATGACGCAAGTTCAACAGGAATAGGAAGTATTGATAGTGCTGGAAGTGTAAATACTGATGCTGGGTTTGCTATAATTTCTTACACCGGTACTGGAAGTGCTGAAACAATTGCTCATGGATTAGGAACTACACCGGCTCTTATAATAAGTAGAAAAAAAAGTGATAGTGGTAGTTGGTTTTTTTTGGAATAAATCATTTTCAGCAACACAATATTTATCAATGGACACAACAAATGCTGTAGGTGCTGCAAGTTCAGTTTTTGGAACATTGCCTACTTCAACAGTATATTCAACAGGTGGTGGTAATGGTACAGGTGCGTCAAGCGATACTTTTATAAGTTATGTATTTGCAGAAAAACAAGGCTACTCAAAATTTGGAAGTTACACAGGTAATGGAAATGCTGATGGTACGTATGTTCATCTGGGATTTAAACCAGCTTTTTTGTTGATTAAAATTACAGATAATGCTTCTCAAGATTGGTTTGTGTTGGATAACAAACGATCTCCTTTTAATTTAGTAGATGACAGTTTAGCACCAAATCAAACTGATGTAGAATATACTTCAGAAGCTAATTTAGATTTTACAGCACAAGGTTTTAAACTTAGAATGACATCTATTAGAGTTAATGGTTCTGGAAATAATTATATTTACATGGCTTTCTCTGAAAATCCGTTCACTACAAGTACAGGAATTCCTACGACAGCCCGTTAATCAACAAAGGAGTTAATCATGCAACTTTCTAAAAATTTTAAACTTCACGAATTTGAAAAGTCCTCTACTGCAATCAGGCTTGGTATAACTAACAAAGCTGGTGCTGGAGAAATTAAAAACCTTACTGATTTATGTTATGGAGTATTAGAGCCTGTAAGAGCAAAGTTTGAAAAACCAATTATAGTTACATCTGGTTATCGTAGTGAAAAATTATGCGAAGCCATTAAATCTTCCAAGACCTCACAACATACAAAAGGACAAGCTGTTGATTTTGAAATAGCTAATGTTAGTAATTTAGAAGTTGCTTTATGGATTCAAAATAACTGTTTATTTGACCAATTGATTTTAGAATTTTGGAAAGAAGAAGATAAAGACCCTAATTCAGGTTGGGTTCATTGTAGCTTTAATCAAGATTCAAACAGAAAGCAAGTTTTGACATTTGATGGAAAGAATTATATTAATGGATTACCAGATGCTAAATGGTCTGGTGGAAAACTAACTAACTAATAGGATAATATTATGCCATACGGAAAAGGAACTTACGGAACTAAAAAAGGTAGACCACCTAAAAAGAAATCTAAAATGAAAAAGAAAAAGAAGAAGTAATGAAGAAGAAACCTATATATGCCAAAGCTAGACCAAAGAAATTAGGAAAACCAAAATCTTTTAATAAAAAATCTAAAGCCTATAAAGCTGTAAAAAGAAAAGCAGATAAGAAGTTTGGTAAAAAGGTTTCTTTGTATAAAAACATATTCATCTCACAAGGCATTAAAAAGTATAAGCCAAGAAAGAAAAAGTAATGGCTAAACAAAACGCATTACAAAAAATAGAATCACACGAAAAACTTTGTCGTATAATGCAAAAACTAACTCACGATAAAATTAATTCAATAGAAGAAAGAGTAAAACGATTAGAGAAAATTTTACTAATCTCTACAGGCTCATTGATTAGTGCAATGGGTTATGTGATATTTACATTATTGTCAAAATAGGCTACAAGCTATACTTGTATGAAGAATAAAAGAATCCTTGTCATTTCTGATATGCACATTCCTTATCATCATAAGGACTCAATCAAATTTTTAAAAGAAATCAAAAAAGAATTTAAACCAGATAAAATTATTAACATAGGCGATAGTGTTGATTTTCATGCTATATCTATGCACGACTCTAACCCAGATTTACCTAGTGCTGGAGATGAACTTAATTTAACAAGAAAATATATTAAAGAACTAGAAACAATATTTCCAGAAGTTACAGAAGTTGATAGCAACCATTCTAGTCTAGTATTTAGACGAGCATTAAAGTTTGGAATGAGCAAACAATTTATTAAATCTTATGGAGATTTTTTAGGTACTAAAAAGTGGAAGTGGGTAGATAATATAACTTTAACTATGTCTAATGGTCAAAGGTGTTTCTTTACTCATGGTTTAAGTGCTGATATTTTAAAAGTATCACAAGCTATGGGTATGTCAGCAGTTCAAGGACATTATCATACAAAGTTTGTTATCAGCTGGTGGGCTAACCCAGACAATCTATTCTTTGGAATGAATGTAGGTTGTTTAACTAATCAAAAATCAATGGCATTTGAATATGCTAAAAATTTTAGAACTAGATTTATTATTGGTTGTGGAATTATATTAGATGGTATTCCAAGACTCCTTCCTATGGTATTAGATAAAAAGGGTAACTGGATAGGTAAAATTGTCTAGGTTAAAGGGTCATAGAAGCAATTTAAAGGCTACTGATAAGCAAATAGGTGGGAAGCACTATAAGCAATATAAAATCCAACCTATCGAGTTTATAGTAAAGAATAAGCTAGACTTTATACAAGGTAATATTATAAAATACGCACTTCGAAATAAGGTCGGAGAAAACCCTAACGAGAAATGGAATAAGATCATTCATTATTGCGAATTAGCAAAAGAGTTGCAAAATAAGAAATAAGGAATATTAGGAGTGAATGAACATCACTTATTTAATTTATTCAATTCTTGTGCTATATTGGGCAACATTATTAATATTAACAAATAATACTTATTTATAATATGTGGTTAGGACTTTTAAAATTTGGATTTAAAACAGGTGCAGAAATCTATAAAAATAAAAAAGAAACAAAAATATTAGAATCTGTTGCTGAAAAAAAACAAATGCAGAGGGTTATTGATGGAGAGATCGAAATGGTTAAAACTATCAAAGAACATCAATCAAACGATTTAAAAGATGAGATCGTACTTTGTCTTATCTCAATCCCTCTGTTGGTCGCTGGTTGGGGGGTCTTTTCAAATGACCCAGAAATTATTGCAAAGCTAGACGCATTTTTTGATCAGATAGATAGATTTCCTTTATGGTTACAAGGTTTAATTATTGGGGGTTATAGTTCTGTCTTAGGTATTAAAGGTGTTTCAGCATTTAAAAAAAAATAGTATAGTCTTTCAATGGACGTAGACGCAAAAATTATAGATGTAGAATTTAGATTAGAAACATCTCACAATCCATATGGTCATTTTGTAAATTTTAGATTTATAGATGTTACTCCAAGCAAAACTAAACTTCTTAGAATATTATATGACATACGAAAGAATCCTGAAGTTGATCTTATAGATTATAACTATACAGAAACTCCCATCACATCTAAAACTAGCTTAAAGTATTTTGAAATAACTAGACATTAAATCTAGGGTGGAGAGAGAGAGCAAACCACCCATAGACCAAATTATTAACTCTCGCTAATAACTCTATTCACTAACTGATTAACAAGGGAGCAATCCAATTCTCGTTAGTGAAATTCATTAAACTTTACCATTCAAAGCTAAATCTCTTTTTAATTCAGATTGTTTTAAACTTACATACTTATCTAAATTGTTATAATGATACCTAGCTTTAACTAAAGCCATTTCAGCTTCTGCATAAACATCAACAATTTTTTTATAATCTTCATCTGTTCTAGCTTTATGTTCAGCTTCAATAACAGTTTTAGAATCTAACTTATGTTTTAAGAAGCATTTAGAATAAGTTGCTTTAAGACCTTCATTTAAAATTATAACTTTACCATGTGCTATACTCCATTCAGTAGATGCCTTTTCTAGTTCTTCATATGATTTATTACTTAAACTCATTTACTCTCCTTTATTATATATTTTAAAGCACTTGTTGTTGGGTCAAATTCTAATTTATCACAAGACATTAACCCTATTGATATAACAATCACAAATATTATAGCAACTGTTTTTACTACAAGTCTATTATATTTTCTATGTATTGGGTGTCCAAATATTATCATGGGTAGTTTAACAAGTCCTCTTGTTCTTCCTCTAGTTGTTTTATTTGTTGTTTAAAACTATGGTTTTCTTTTTCTAACAATCCAATCTTATTATTTAAACTTTTATTTTCCATATACATAGCCTGTAGTTCTTCTTGCTTAAAAGCGAAATCTCTTTTTAATTGTTCAATCTCGCTTATAAGTAAATCGTTATTCATATTTAAAATGGAATCTCATCGTCCATATCAGACATATTATTAACATGCATAGCATTATCTGGTGCAGAGGGTTGAGCCTGTGTCATTGGTTGTGGTGTATATCGAGGTATAGTTTGAGCAATAGGTTTCATACCATCAACATTCTGTCCACCCTGATAAGGCTTAACCATAAAACAAGTTACTACTTGCTCACTATCAGCACCATATTTAGTTTCTTTAGCTTGTTGAACTTTAGAAGCCCATTTAAGATTGTAACCAGCTTTAAAGTAAGCCTGAACTTGTGGAAGGTTACACCAGTTATTAATTTCATGTAATTCAAATAGTTGCTTAGTTAAACTACACATAAATTTAGATTTAGCTGCTGAAGCACTATATTCAAAACTAGGTGCTTTCTTTCCTGTTTCATATAGCTTTAATGTTAAGCCACAGAATGGCATATCATAGTTTGATTTATTATTTTGATACATTTTTTTTTCCTTTTTTTAGTTTGTTGTATTGTCTTACTGATTCATTGAATAATAACTCGGATTTATGACAACTTAATAATCCAAGAAATGCTTTCATATGTTCTTTTTTATACAAGATTGGTCTAGCTTCAAAGTCTGCTTTATCTTTAGGAAGCCTAACAACATACATCTTGTGTATTTTCTTGCCTGTCTGTTCTTCATAAGCAAGTTTATAAGCATGAAGTTGATGAATCATATTTACAAAGATACCCTTTGAAGTTTTTATATCTATAAGCCATAGGTTCTTCTGGGAATCCTCTGCAATCAAATCTACAGTTCCACAGTAACCTCTTTCAGAATATAAAATTTTTTCAGACTCTATAAGTTTCAATTTATGTTTAGTCCAAAACTTTTTAAACTTATCAAAGCAACCTTTAACTATTGGGTCGCTTGGGTCAGTAAATGTTTCTCCTTTAACCCATAACTCACAAAATTTATGAACCATTGAGCCAATAGATAATATGCCATCTCCTTGCTTTCTTGCGTTAGCTTTAGCATTAATAACTATGGAGTCTATTTTATCTAATGGAATACCTTGTCGTTCCATCTCATCTTTTAAAGCATTTACTTGATTACTTATTTTCCAATTTTCTAACATTGGACTAGCTAACTTACCAAGTATTGTACTTGTTCCAACTACATATTCATTATTATGAATGTAGACGTGTTTTTCTTGATTGAACTCTACTTTGTGTCCATGCTCTGTATTAACGATTGTCATTACTCTCTCCTTTATATTGTTTTTTGTTTTCTGCTTTAGAATTACTTACTCTATTATATTCTTCAATAAGTGCTTCTGTTTTGTAGTGGTTTTGTTTTATTATTTTATTCATGGCTTCGATTCTTTTATCTTTCCATGAAGATGTCGTTTTTGATTGGGTACACATTCTCTCTCCTTTTTGTTAATAATGTTAAGTTAGCATCTAATATAGGTTTAATCCAATAGTCAAATGAAACATTAAAAAATTCAGATAGTTTTTTAAGGTTTATTGATTTAATTTCATTCTGTCCTCGTTCATATTTTTGAATTTGTTGAAAGGTTATATTAATTGCTTTGGCTACCCTAGTCTGTGTGTAACCTTTAATTAGCCTAATTTTCTTTAACTGCAATCCAGCTATTTTAGTAAAGATTAATTCATCATCTTTTTCACTTATTCTCCATTCTGCCATTAACTCTATAAGCGATTGGTTAATCTCTAGTACGTTGGTATTAGTTCTTGGTTTGTGCATTATTATTTCCTATGTAGTTATGTTTATTGTTAATTCGTTCTAGCCAACCAGAATAGAAATCTAATCTATAATAATATTCATTATAGAAATTAACCTCGTCTTTAATAAGGCTAGGGTCAGTATTAGTAGAAACTTCTTCTCTGTATTTAAGGTCTAGGTATTTAAACTTTAGTTTTTCAGTTAAATACTTGTATTGATGTCTTTTAGTTAAGGACACTATGACCTCGATTGGTTAAGCATTTTCTAGTTAATGATTCTTTTTTAGTATCCATAGTAGGACTCAAAGACCAATACAGAATGTTACCAACAAAAGTAGTATTATTATTTGCTAGTGTTTTACAATGCTGCATATCGTTTGTTATTTCTTTAGCTTGGTCTGTATTAAAAGTTCCTGACTTTCCAGCAGTATCTATTATGGGTTTGTACGCACACGCAGATAATAGGGTGCAAGAGATCGCTAGGGTAAGTATCGTTTTTTTCATATCTTGTTTCTTTCTCTCGTTATAAAGTCGGTTGGTGGTACTTAACTTGATGTAACTGCCAAGCCAACTTCTTTTTTTTTTGTTTCACTTTTAGCAACTGTTCCAGCAATACTTTCTCTTTGTGTGTACTCTTGTCGTACTGCTCTTGCATTTGAAACATTTTTTTTAGGTTCATGTTTATTACCTTTTAATTGACTCACTTGATTAACCAAATGAGTATCTACAGGATTAATTAAATTTAACTGTTCCTGTAAATCTTGTAATCCACCAAGAGTCATATCTCGGTGGAAAATCTGTTTAAACTTTTTAGCAATCTCTCTACTAAAGTTTGATTTAGTTGGTATTCTCATTATACATTTACCCTTTCTAACCAATTAGGTGTATCTTCATATGCTTTAGAATTTGTTAATTCAAAATTTTTATCTTTTTCATTCATCAAATCTCTAACTAAATGTATTTTTTCATAATCACTTTTAGAAAAATATTTTTCAAAATAACCAACATTATATGAACCATCTTCTAAAGCAGCAGTAAGTGAATCTTTAAAAGAAACTTTTGGAAATCCACCACATAATTCACAAGCGTCTTTACAAGTATCGTATTGATGCCAACCTTTACCATTACAAAATGGACAATATTTTCTTTTTGTAAGTGGTGTTAATGTAATAGTATTACAAGATATTTTAAAAATAAATTTATCCATTACTTCTCTCCCCATATTAAAGTTATTACTATTGATAATACTAAAGCTAAATATAAATGTTCCATTTTAATTTTCCCCCACAACATATGAATAATGATTTTGAGGGTGTGGATACAATCCTAAATCTGTAAAAAATTTTACAAATTTTTCCTCAATGTATTCTCCAAAACCAAGATAATATTCACTTTCACTTGAAAGATAATCCCAAGAGTTAGCACCGTCCATATCTAAAACCCAATTTTTATTATCATCTTGGTAATAATAAAACCAAACTTTACGACCTAATACTTCATCAGTTGCTGAAACTTCTTTTACATTTTTTGAATTAGAATAAGGACACGTTCTAACTTGAACACTTTTCTTATCCCAACCGTCAGGTAATATTTCAGTTAAGATTTTAATTAATTGTTTTTCTGTAAGTTTTTTCATTAAGCTCTCTCCTTTTGTTCGTGTTGCTCTAATACTTCTTCTGCTCTAGCTATCCATACTTTTAAAACTTTAGCTGGAACATAAGTTCTCAAAACACTTTCTAATTCAAACTCAAAAGTGCTTCTATCATTTGTGTAAGATGTAATATCAGATAATAAATTATAATATTTATTACCTAGTTCTTTTTTAGTTTTCATTATGCTCTCTCCTTTGTTAGTTAATGTATTTAACATTTAAATAATCTATAAAATTTGAGTTGTATTGTAAATAGCTAATAAATGGCTATTTTACTAGCTTTTTTAACTAATTTAACCCTTACAAGTTTTATTTCTTGTTTTATTTTAAAATTAAATATAAAAAACGAATCAATTAAAGATATGAATATAAAAAAAAAAATATATAACGAGAGAGTCGCAAGACAAGTATTTATATTTCATATCATATATACTAGATTAGCCCAGATGGACTCTCTCTCATTTGGGTTAATCATAATAGGGAGAAAGATATGAATAGAATAAAATGTCCACTTTGTCATAGAGGTGTAGATTCAATCATAAACAAAAAAAACGAGCAAGTATTTCAAAAACATATTGGAGTTGGTGTTTGGGATTATGGACAATCAAGAGGTAGAATGTGTTGGTCATCTTATAAAAAAATAGAAAGAACTGATATTCCAGAATCATATAAAAAATTTGTTGATGATTGGAATAATGAAATAAAAAGAATACAATCTTTAAAAAAGTCTAATTAAAATAAAAGGGAGAAAAAAAAATGAAAACAATAATAAATAGACAATGGGCTATGCCTCATAAAAATACTTTTTCAATTAAACCTATTAAAGAATTAATAGAAAAATATTTAAAAGGTAAATGGATTGACCCTTTTGCCAATGATAGTATTTTTAAAAATAAATTAATAACTAATGATTTAAACCCAGATTATAATACCGATTATAATTTAGATGCTTTAGAATTTTTAAAACAATTTGATGATAATTCTATTGATGGCATATTGTTTGACCCACCATATTCTATACATCAAATAATACAAGTTTATGATGGATTTGGTAAAATTAAATCATTTTCAAGATATGCCCATGAAATAAAAAGAATTATAAAACCTAAAGGGTATTGTATTTCTTTTGGTTGGAATACAAATGGTATGCCTTATGAAATGAAAACAAATAAAATCAAACATAGAACTGGTTTTGAAAAAAATAAAAAAGAAATATTAATTGTTGCACATGGTGGTTGTCACAATGATACTCTTATAACAGTAGATCAAAAAATATGAAACAATTAGATATATTTGATACTGATTACCAATCAGCAAATTATACAGATACAAGCCAAGAAGCACTTGCCACAATCAAGCCTAAAATAAAAACTAAAAGAGAAATGGTTTATGACTTTGTTAAACTGAAAGCATCTACTAATTATGAAATATCAGATGAATTAGAAATGCCTTTAAGTTCTGTTTGTGGTAGGGTTCACGAACTACAAGAATTAAACTTGGTAGTTAATTCTGGTATGACTAGAAAAACTAAATATGGAAAACAAGCGATAGTATGGCAAAGAAGAAAGTAGCAACAAGAGCCGAGAGAGAGCATATGAGCAAGGTTGCTAGTTTAGGGTGTTGGGTATGTCAAAGACCAGCTAATGTGCATCACATACGTCCCATTGGGCTAGGAATAGGCAGAAGATCGAGCCACTACGATACCATTCCACTTTGCTACGATCATCATCAAGGACAATTTAGTATTCATAACTGTAAGCAGCAGTTTGAAGATATGTATGGGAAAGAAACTAACATTCTACAAGAAGTAAAAAAACGAGTAGCAGACATGGAACAAGCTAATGACTTGTTTAATTTTTATAATAAACACAAGGGAGAAATATAATGGCAGAAATGAGAGATGAACACTTTGAAGTAATATCTAACAATAAAGCAAGAGAATATGAAAAACAAAAAAAGACCACAAATATAATTAAGACTCTGTTAAACAGATATACAAAAAAACAATTAATTGAAATTATAGAAAGAGAGAGTGAATAATGGAATCAAGGAAATCAGGTTACTTTGTAGTTTATCGAGATGTATGGAAGCACAAAGTTTTTAAGAATTTAATCCAATCTAGTATTTGGCTTTATATGATTAGTTCTGCTAGTCATCAGGATAAGACTCTTAAATTTTTAGATAGTCCAATCTTTGTTAAGAGAACTGAATTAATATTTCCATTAAGAAAGAACTCTACCATTTGGGGAATAAGCTACTCTGAAATGCGAACTTTAATCTTAAGGTTGAAAAGACGAGGCATGATTAGCACTCGTTTGCACCACCTCTCGCCCAGCCACAACCACCCTAGCCGAAAAATCACTATAATAAGTGTTATAAACTACGACAAATTTCAGTACATAGATGATACACAACCACCTACAGCCCACCTATCGCCTCATACTAATAAACAAACTACTAATAAACAAATACTAAATAGTGTTATTAAAAAGTCTAGCAAGGAAGGTTATGAAAAAATAGGAGAAGAAGGTCATTATGATATGTTGAGAAAAGGCTCAAAAAAATATTTAAAACATAAATGGAAAGATGAACCAATTAAACCTTACTAATGAAAGCAATACTCCGAATTTTTAAATATTGCAGATTAAGAATAATTGCTTTAAGTATTGAAAATAGACAACTTAAAATGCAAATTGAATATTTAAGAGCAGTATTGAACCAAGAAGATAATACAAAACATTAAATGGTTAAGAAAAAGACACAGTTTAGACACATTTCAATAAATACCAAGAAATACTACTTCTATGAAATTAAGTGGTGGGATATTTTAGGAGATTCTGGTCATGCTGGAATAAAAGAATTTGATTCTATGAAACCAGCTTTGATGACAACCACAGGATATATTTATTCTAAAGATAACAAACATCTTAAAACATTTGCTAGTTATGATGAGAATGAAGAATCTTTTAGTGATAGAAATGTCTTTCCTATTGGTTGCATTAAACATATGAAAAAGATAGAAATATAAGATTATGAAAAACGACATAAATAAGGCAAAAGACACAATTAAAACAAAATCTATGGGCAGACCTAATAAAAAGGTAGATGAGAAAGTAATAGCAAATTTAAGCCAAATAGGTTGCACACAAGAAGAAATAGGTTCTGTTGTAGGAATATCTGCTAGAACCTTACAAAGAAGATTCTCCGATTTAGTAGAGGAAAATAAAAACATTGGTAAAGCTAGTTTAAGAAAGAGAATGTGGGCTAGTGCTTTAAAAGGTAATCCTAATATGATGATCTGGCTTTCAAAAAACCATTTAGGAATGAAAGATCGTACTGTTCAAGAAACTGTTGTTGAACCTTTACCATTAATCATTGAAGGGAGAGCAGAAGATATAGATGGCTAAACAAAACTTCTCATTATACACACCTCGTGATAAACCACCCAAAAGACCTCAACGTCATAAAAAGACTTTGAATAAAAGCGAAAAAAGAAATAAAAAACTAACAAGATATAAAGGACAAGGAAGATAATATGGATATAGGAGAGAATACTTTTTTAAAGTTAAGACAACAAAGAGATCAAGCTAGATCAGAGTGCGATCAAGCAAGGATTCAAAGAGATGTAGCTTTAAGAAAATTAAACAAAGCATTAGAAGTAATAAAAGAACAAAGAAAGTTAATAGAAAATAAACCAGAATAGAACTAACATTATTTTAATTTATTAATTAATCCATATGTGATATTTATGCCATATGGCTAAATATAAAAACAGAACTGTTAAACTAAACAAACCATCTCGTGGAGATGTTAAGAAGTTTAAAGTATTTGTAAAAGACAGAAGTTCAGGCAGAGTTAAAAAGGTTAATTTTGGCTCTAAAACTATGTCTATCAAGAAGAATATCCCAGCTAGGCAAAAGAGTTTCTTTGCAAGATTCAGACCCATATTGGCTAAAGTAAAAGGTCAGAAGAATTTAAGTCCAGCTTATTGGGCTATTCAATCATGGAAAAAAGGATTTAAGATATGATAGATAGATTCTTTTATAGATTTTTTAGTATGCTTGATGTGTTATTTGATAAGTTTATTTCAGATGCACCTAAAAAGAAAAAGAAATAATTTATGAGGATAAGTATGAACTATTATTTTACAGGAGTCTTAATTGTATTGTTTTGTTTATTATGCCTTGTTAAACCAGCATATCCTGACAGTACACAAACAAATACATCTGGCTCTAATACATCTATCGAGGGTGGATATACTTCAGAATCTAGTACAACTTACCAATCAGGCTCATCATCAAATACTACATCAAACTCTACTAATCATTCTAATGTTAAATCAGCACCTTATACTGCTTCAGCACCATCATTCTCTGCTCAATCGCAAGACGTTTGTGCAACAGGAGTATCAGTAGGTATTCAGACATTTGGTACAGGCTTTTCTGGTGGAAAAACTAATAGAGATATGAACTGTGAAAGAATTAAATTAGCTAAAGTTCTATATGACTTTGGAATGAAAGTAGGAAGTGTGAGTTTGCTTTGTCAGGATTCTAGGGTATTTGAAGCTATGATAAATGCTGGTACACCTTGTCCAATAGATGGTAAGATAGGTAAAGATGCTTTAGCATTATGGACTAAGTATGGACATGAAAGACCAGACTATGAAACTTATATAAAACGAATCAAAAAAAGAGAAAAAATAGATAAGAAGTTAAATAAAATAGAATCAAAGAAATTAGAACTACACACTAAATGACGAGAAAAACTAATACAATGTTGATAGGCTTATTAGGTACAATCTTAATGGGTTTAGCAACATGGACATTAGTTACATTATTGGAATTACAAATTTTAGTTAATATGATACAGCAAGATTTAATAAGTATCGATAAACAATTTGGTAGAGTTTATAATTTCATAGATTCAGTAAGGAACTAATGATTTGGATAATAACATTAATAATAGGATTTGCTTATGCGAATTATCTCTCTAATAAGTGGGCTAATGCTCTTAACCCATATAACTTTAGCAGAAGAAATAACAACCGATAACCTAATCATTAATAATAATTTTGAAACAGGAAATGCTAATGGTTGGACTACTAATGGAGATGTCCAAGTATTAAATGATTGCTGTACGTTAAACAATGTAGCTAGTAATTATGATTTAGAATTTGGAGATAGTGGTTCAATAGAACAGCAGTTTAATTTAACAACAGACACCATAACACAAGCTATGTTAAATAATGGTATTACATTAAATAGCACAGTAGAAGTACAGAATGGAGAATGTGGTGTTGCTGGTTGTTGGGGTGGTAGAGGTAATGCAGATTCATTTACAGTTACATTAAAGATCAAAGATTCAGATGGTAATGTATTAGCCACAAGTACAAAGATTAGAACTGATGTAACTAATATCAATGGTGCTAACTTTACAGATTCACTTACATACAATGGAGTAGATTCTAATTTAGGTAATCTTAATATTGCTGGAACTGACGCTAACGCACCCTCAACACTAGGTGGTGCAAATGTAGATAATATAATTGTTACTATGACTTATGATAATGAAGTTTTATCTAATGAACTTATAGAGGAAATAGAAAACATATTTGAGGAGTTACAAGAGGAGATATTTCAAGAAGTAGAATTTAAACAAGAATTTAAGTTTGAAGAAGAATTTAAAATAGTACAAGCACCACCAATGGAAGAAGAATTAGAGATTGAAGAACTTATAGAGATAATATCTATGCCTGAAAAAGAGCCTGAAATAATGGAAGAAAAGCCAGAAGTTGTAGAAGAAATTGTAGAAGAAAAACCAGAGGAAGAAATTATAACTGAAGAAATAATTAAAGAGGCTAAAGAAGAAATGCCAGCATAATTCTCAAACGTACCTTCAAACTCTTGTCTAAAAGTTCTTATATCTATGTCTTGTTTAGCCTGTTCTATTTCCTCTGCTGAAACCATACCACCTTCAACAGTAGTATATTGGTAGCTATCCCATTCTTCGTCTTGCTTTCCTTTAAGATATAATTCATATGACCAATTACCATATCCCTTTGGTGTTCCACAGAATAAAACTTTACCAAGTGTATCAGCAACAGAAGCACGTAATACTTCATACCATGCTCTTTTATCTATATCTGCAAACTCGTCTAATATAAGAAAGTTTAATCCACTACCTCTTAATCCATCATAATTATCAGCACCCTTTAATGAGATTGTACTATTAGATTTTCTGATCGTAATAGTCATAGTAGTTTCATTAATATCATCTATCCAATTAAACTGATTAAGCATTTCTTTTAGATTAGCCCATACGATCTCTTTAGCCATTTTGAATGTAGGTGCTATGTACCAGATTTTCTGATTAGGTTTTGTTGCGTACTTCATCATCTCGGTAATACATAAATAGGTCTTACCAAATCTACGACCACTTATAAGAACTCTAAACCTTGATTGACTTGTAGATACTTTAAGTTGGGGTTTTGTCAGAGATATTTTCATTACAGAAATAAGTGATATAGAGTTTATCCTTATTAATTTTATCTTCCATTTTTGTTACATATTCAATAGTTAATTGACTTCCACCTATAACACATTCAGACCATGTATTAAACTTCACAGGAACTAATGCTGTACTATTACAAAAGCCTGTGATTGCAGAGCAGATACTAAAGGCTAATACATAGTGCATTATTCAAGTGGGTTTTTAGATTCTTCTTTTAATTCTTGAATCTCTAACTTTAAAACTTCTATTTCTTTTTTTAGAATTTTAACATCAGTATTATCGTGAGCATGATCGTTATTATGACTATGTGTTTTAAGTTTCTCTTTTATAACTGCTATATCTGTACTGTTATCTGTTATTGCAAATCCATTTGATTCTATACCTGATAAGTCAGGTGCAGTTTGATTTGATAATTGTTCTATTGTAGATTCCATATTTGCAAACTTTGTAAACCCAGCACCAATAGAAGCGATAAGACCTAATACGACTACTATGTTTGTTAGATTGTCTTGTATTTTTTTAACCATTTTTTAACTCCTGTAATTCTAAAAGTAATATTCTTTTCTTATACTTTATTTCATTTAGTTTTTTAATCTTGATCTCCATTATATCATTATCAATATATTGAACTAAATCAACATTCTTATAGATAGACCTATTATCAAATATCTCTATCTGATTCAAATAAATATCTTTAGGCTTATAAAACTCGGTATTATTATACTCTAATAATGAAGCCTGATCGTTCTGCATAGCATCTAATTTAATAATGTTTTTGATAGTTAAGTTCTTTGCACTATCTTTTACTTGTGCATCTACTTTAGCCATAATCTTGTCTATTTTAGGTTTCTTGCTTTTCTTACTTGCTACCTTTGTTTTGACTTCTTTT